AACAAGCCCTGGAAAGCGCGTAAAGACTTTGAAGGGTTCGATAAAACCCCAGACGGTATACTTTGTGTACGTTTGGATATGTTTTTTAAGAGATTCCCTCAAATAAACATTAAAGACTTTTTATTAGCACCTTATGTCATCTACAAAGACGAAGAACACTTCCCGCTCAACTTCTACCTCACGCAAAAAGCTATTGCCTGTTACTCTCTCTTACAGAGTCAGAGGACCGAAGAATTACCCGATACTGAAGGCCACATTAAACATATTCTTGAATCCTTAAAGTATCTAGCTACTACTTGTATTAACGAACGAATCAGTTTATCACAGTATTGTAACTTAAAATCTGGTTATACATGGAGATGCTTAGAGGATTACAGGAATAAACAACTTAATCTGTATGTATTGCTATCTTTATTCAATTTTGACACAATTTTTAATAGCATGCAAATGCAAGATAAAGAAATCTATTTAAAAACGATTGCAAACGATATTGTCAAGTTTAAAATGCGATTAAACAACTCATCCCGAGCTAAGAAAATCATTACAGAGGGATTAAAAAGAATAAGTGAACTTTCTCTTGATAAAAAATAAAACCATACTAATATACCTTATCATTCAATATGAAACCTTATAACTCAAATATGTTCGAAAGCATTAAGAATGCTTTAGACAAAACAAAGACAAAGTCAAGCGAAGGTTCAGCTTATCGTAACCTTCTTCAGATGGAACCTAGCGATAAACCTTATGTTGTTAGATTATTACCTAATATTAAGAATCCTGAAGAAACGATTCTTCATTACTTTCATCATGGTTGGAATAGCATTAGTACAGGTAAGTATGCTAGTGTTACTTCTCCTTCAACTTGGGGCGACCGTTGCCCTGTAAGTGAACTGTACTTTAAAGTATTACGTGATGGTACAAATGAAGAAAAAGAACGTGCTAAAGCCAATCTTCGTCGTAAAGAAAACTGGTTAGTTAACGTTTATGTTGTAAACGATCCTAAGAAACCAGAAAATAACGGTACTATTAAAGTATTGCGTTATGGACGTCAATTAGACAAGATTATTCAAGCTGCTATTGCTGGTGATGATGCTGATGAATTCGGTGCAAAGATCTTCGACTTAAGTGAAGAAGGCTGTAACTTACGTATTAAAGTAGAATTAGTATCTGATAAGCCAGGCGCACCTAAGTACCCAACTTATACAGCTTCCAAGTTCTTAAACCCATCTGCTATTGAAGGTTTAGACGAATCAAAGATTCAAGAAACTTATAATAGTATTTTTGATCTTAATACTTTTGTAGATCGTAAATCAACAGACGAAATCAAAGCGTTTATTGATGAACACTACTTTGGTAAAGCAGAAGCTGAAACAGAAGTTGCTACTGCCCCTGTAGTAGAAGAGGAAGAAGATGTACCGTATGATACACCTGCTCCTAAAGCTGCTCCTGCTAAGTCAGTTGCAGTTGCGTCAAATGACGATAAGGTATTAGATATTCTAAACGGTTTAGATAATCTATAATGCCTGATCAACCTACATACGTACCCACCCTTAATGAGGGTGAGGTATCTAATGAAGAGATTATTCTTGCAGCTATGTTCGGTAAACAGCTGCAAGGAGATCTTAATGGTATTAAGAAACAAGCCGCTGAAGTAGGTGGTGGTCTTAAAGTTAACGACGTAGATATGAGTAAGGTTATGCCTTCTCATATTCTTAAAACGTTCAAACCTAAAGCTGGCCTCAGTGCACCGTCACAACCGGTACAACAGCAACCACAACCTCCACGCCCTGTTTATCAGCAACCACCTCAACAAGTGGTACAGCCTGAATACCAATTTGTAGCACCGTCTGTACAACAAGTACAAGCAGTTAATCTTCCGCTTTCTGATCCTAATCAGCTAGAGTTCGATTTAAATAAACAAACTCATTACGAAGATATTATAAATGCTATTGATAAATTAGAGAATAAGGTTAACATACTAACTGATAAAGTAAATCAGTTAATTGACTCTAGCAATAAAAAAAAACCGAAGATAACAAATGGAACTTAAGCTCGTTAAGAAAGATTTTGCCGATAACTTTTTAAATGTTGTAGGTAAAGCTGTAGATATCGTATCTTTAAAGCTCAATAAGGATGGCTTATACGCTGTATGTAACAAGCCTGATACAAGTATTATTCTATTAGCTAAATACAATAAGTCTTTTGATGTAGATCAAGAGATCACTCTTAATCTCGGTGATATTAAGAAACTCTTAAGAGTAATTGACTGTATTGATGAAGACGAGCTAGTATTTAAGATTGAGTCTAATCATCTTTATTATAAGACAGATAAGTTACAGTTTAAGTATCACTTCTTAGATGATTCAGTAGTACCTAAAGTAACACTTAAGAGAGAAAAAATAGAAGCACTAACTAATGATACTTTCTTTGATATTGATAACAAGAAACTACAAGAAATATTAAAAGCTAGTTCTTTTACTACAGAAACTAATAAGATTTATCTTTACGGTCAACCTGATGGTGTATATTGTGAATTAGGTGATAAAGAAAAAGCAAATACAGATAACATCAGTCTTAAAGTAGCTGATAGTGCTGAAGGTGCACCGTTTAATCAGTCTATACCTTTCAATCTCGATATATTTCGCATACTTACAGGTGTGAAATTTGAGAAAGCACGTGTAGGTATTAATCTTAAGTTTAAGGTTATGTCGTTCCACGTTAAACCAGCTAACGAAACTGATTTTACATTCATTATATCAGGCTTAGTTAAATAATGGCTAATAAGATAACAACACAAAGCTATTTCATTAAAAGGCTTAAAGACTCAGGTTATGTAGTTTTTAAGATCTTTGATCAATATGGAGAAGCAGATCCTCGTAACTGGACAGTTATGATCGACCCTGGTAATGCTTCAGTATATTGTACATGTTACAGTAACGATAGTATTTTTGGTGAATACTATTTTGAATTTTATGATGGCGGGCAATTTATTCCTGAAAAGTTTAAGTTGAAAACCGACTCAATTGAGGTTATAATAAACTATTTAGTAAAATATGGAATCAACAACAAATCAGAGTTATACAACGGGCGAAAAGTTTAAGTCCGTAAATTCTTTTAATATGTCAAACGAAGTTAAACACCCAACACTTCCTACAGCTAATAGTAGTATGATTACTACAGAAGAAGATAGGAAAGCAATTATTGATAAAGCAGCAGAAGCGTATTCGTCTTTTCTTGATGCACTACGTATTGATTGGCGTAATGACGTCAATAGTGCTGATACACCTCGTCGTGTAGCTAAAGCTTATGTATGTGACCTTATTAAAGGTTGCTATGAAGGTCCGCCTAAAATTACTACATTCCCATCAGACGGTTATGATGGTATTGTTAGTCAGATGAATATACCTGTAGTATCTATGTGTTCCCATCATCACCTATCTTTTACTGGTGTAGCACACGTAGCTTATATTCCTGATAAGAACGGTCAAGTAATTGGCTTATCTAAGCTTAATCGTATTGTAGAACATTATGCTCGTCGTCCTCAAATCCAGGAAGGCCTTACTGTTCAGATACATCAAGCCATCGATCAACTTTGTGTAGGTAATCAAGGCGTAGCGGTTATACTTAAATGTTCTCATACTTGTGCATGCCACCGCGGGGTAAAGCATCATGGTTGTGCTATGATTACTTCTAAGCTATCTGGGGATTTTATGAACGAACCACAAACACGTAAAGAATTTTACGACTTTGTTGCTTCCGCTGAGCGAGACACTAAATAATATTAATGGCCGCTAAAAAACCAACGAAGGGTAAAAAAGCTCAGGCTAAAAAACAAGCACCTGCTACCGAGCAGGGTAATGCTTTGAAAGCACCAACAGAGGCGTCTAAAACGACGCCTTTAACTCAAACCGAGCAAGCAAACATTAATCAAATGATACAGCTAGCTAAGCTTGAGTATATGAAGACATTGAAAAATAATATCGTAAACGAAAAGCGTAAAGAGATTGATTCTTTAGATATACAAATTAAAGAGTTTCTTGGAGCTTATATGCTTATTGGTTACGATTTAAACAATCAACCTGTCGAAATTGTTTCTGCTAATGACCCTGCTTCTCATGATGCCTTATTAGAGCGTTTCCGTCGTGTAATGTATAAAATAAATCAAAACATCGTACAAACTAATGGAAGCGACCCATATGGACTTAAAGACGACGGTCAGGAAGATTAAAGAACTTTTCACTTCTAAAAATAGAAGATTATACGTAGTTTTAGAAGGTTCTTATAAAGGAGAATGGCTAGTACCTGTATCATATGGTCCTGGCCAAATAGTCTTCTTTTCATTACCTGATAAACACATAAGAATTATACCTTCTAAAGAAGTTGAAAAGGGTTTACAAAATAAAATATTAGATATAGTAGATATATTACCTAAAAAGGTATATAATACCTGCTTAGCAGAATACGAACTTAAAATTAAACAAGACGCTCAAAATGTCAACACAAAACAAAGCAACACTCCTGATAGACGGAAACAACACCCTTCATCGAGCGTACTGGGTAGCAAACAACATCGGCAAGCAATTAACAAACTCCAAAGGAATTAATACAGGTAGTATTTTTGCATTTCTTAAGACTGTTAAGTCAAATGCTGATCAATTTAATACTGATAAGATATACATTGCTTGGGATAAGAAACTAGGTAATAAAGAAAACTTTCGTAAGACACTTACTGAAGGAACATATAAGGGTAATAGAAATCAAGAACGTAATAAAGCTGTTTATGGGGAAGCAGATGCAATTGTAGAAATAACTACAATGCTTGGAATTAAAAACATATTTCCAGGTAATCTTGAAGCAGACGATGTTATTAGTTGGTTAAGTAAGACTGTACCCGGTAAAAAAATTATTATTAGTGTTGATAACGATTTTGCACAATTGGTTAGCCAGGATATATCTTTCTATAACCCGATTAAAAAGCTTCTCGTAGATGTTAATAACTTTGAAGAGAACTATGGTTTAACCCCAGAAGAATTTCTTATCTACAAATGTATTATAGGTGATAAATCCGATAATATTGAAGGTATGGATAAGATTGGTAAGGTAAGAGGGCAAAAACTAGCAAAGCAATGGGTAGCAAAAGACCCTAAAGCTTTAGAATTGTGTAATGAACGTATTACTACTAATCAGCCTTTAGTAGACTTATCACACGGTTTAGCTGTGCACCCTGAAGAAATAAAATTATATTCTGAACAGTATAATACAATAAACTCTCAAACCTCAGATTTCAGTAAATTCGAAGAGAAATGTAAAGAATTAGAGTTTAATAGTATTATTGATAAGCTATCGGACTGGAAGAAAACTTTTAATAAGCAAGCAAATAACCAAGCTTTAGTTGATTTCTGTAAGATGTTTGGATAAGTATTCGTCTATGAACGAACAAGTTGTACCCCGTCCAGAAAGCTGTCATATTTGCGGATATGGACCTGTTCACCCTCGTACTGTTACAGTACCAAGTGTCACTAAGATAACTACAGAAGCTCATTGGATTTGCCCAAAATGTTCTGGTAGATTCAAAGTTGGAACAGTAAGTATACAGGAACGTGAGCAAAAAAAGAAAAACTAACGCACTTTTAAGCGAGGCCGAATACTATACAGGAGTACAAAGCTCTCAGCGTACACCTGAAACGATGTCTGCTTATGAGTATAGCAGCGATAACGCTCCTACACTAGATAAGATTGCTAACCTCAAAAATAACGGTAATGGTAATATTAATCCAGAAGCACTACCTTATCCGTTACAAGATGCTGTACTTCAATTAGCTAATCTTTATTTACAATCATTAGATTTAAAGAATAAGGCTGCAACAGCAACCACTATGCCTTTATATAAGGGTAAAGAAAAAGATTTAAAGAAGTTCCGTGCTAAGTTAGCCGGCATTATGGTAGCTTGCAAAGAACTAGCTAGTGAATTAAATAAGTTTACTCTTGCACCTAAGTGAATAAGTTACTCTAATAGAAGTAACATATGAAACAAACATTATTAACCCTGTTAGGGTCTGTATTAAAAGCAGTTGCTGTCAGCGCTGTATTTGCTGGAATAGCATTCTTTGCTAAACAATCTTGGGTATTGTGGTTTTTCGCAACCTTTTTCGCACAATTTGTATTGTTTTATTTATACGGGGTTTACTTAGACTACCGTGCTGCTAAAGATTCTCGAGAATTACGACTTAAAGAGCTTGAAATTCTCTCAAAAATTACTTTTAATGTACCCTGTGCTGCTTGTAAAGTACCTAATCAGGTTGTAGTTAACGCAAATGAAGATGTAAATTTTGTATGTACTAACTGTAATGCAAAAAACTCCGTTTATGTTAATGTAGAAGCTGCTCTAGTAACAGACGTAAAATTATAATTTTTATATGGAAGACGCTATTGAGTCATTTGAAACAGAAACTAAAACCGGTCCGCGAACCATTACTTCTTATGAATTTGCGCGTTGGGCTGCTTTAATCGAAGCTGTAGATATCATTGCTGAAAAGTGTGAAGATAGAGGTATCGATTTTAACAGTAACGCTGGTATGAAGTATATCAAACCTTTAGATATTCAGGATTATGTAGATAACCGTACTGATACACTCTTAATGAAGATAAAAACAGCTCGCGGTATTGA